TCTCACTGGAGAAGATACATGAATAAGACTATTAAACCACTACTAACTATTTTTTCAATCTCCACCCTCCTCCTCCTCTTTTTAGGAGTGGTGGGGGGTTGTACTAAGGTTGAGGTTAGCACAGGTGGAGGCGGGACAGATATCTGTGTTGGACAAGATACTTTAGATTGTTCCGATAATTCAAATGATGGGGATGATGATAATACAGATACAGATACAGAGACAAATACAGAGACAGATTCTGGAAATGAGACAACTACTAATTAGGAGCTGTTTATATGGAAGTACCACCCCTACTGTTTTGGAATATAATACTAACAATAGGTATCGGACCTCTATATTGGTTCATTAAGCGTATAGCTAATGATTTGGACCGATTAGAAAAGAAGGTTACTGATGACCAAATTGAACTACCAAGAAAGTATGTAGCTAAAGAGGATCATCATAGGGATATTTCAGATATTAAAGGTATGCTAAAAGAGATTTATGGGTTGTTGAGAAATGGTCAGAAGAAGTAAGAAGCTCCTCCTACTCACCCTACTTCTTTTAAGTCTTAGTGGGGCGGGTTGTGCCTTATTAGAGAGTGGTGGTATCTCCGCCACAGGCTCTGCTGTAGGAGCGGGTGTGGGTTATCTACTGGCATCCCCCCAGTAATTGGTGCGGTAGTTGGAGCAGGTGCAGGAGGGGTGGTGGACCAGGCGATTATATCTCCTAAGACCTGTCCTGAACCTGTAACCGGCTTCTTCCCATTACTGGGTAAGTTAGTAGAGATAGGTGGTTGGCTGTTAGGTCTATTCTTAATAGTACCTCTAGTGCTAGGTTATTTTATACCCTCACCCCAACAGAAAATTAAACCAAAGGTGGTAAAGTCAGATGACGTATAAAGATATAATTAATGCGGTATTAAGACGCTTGCGTGAGGATACTGTGTCTACTTGGGGTGGTGCTTTGATTGATAATGCTAGCATAGGAAAGTATCAACAATTGATTGGGGATTTCGTTAATGAGACTAAGAGGGAGGTTGAAGATGCTCATAATTGGACTGTGTTACGGAGTAAGGTTGCTATAACCACAGCTAGTGGAACTAGGGATTATAATCTAACTAATACTAATGAGAGGGTGCGCGTCTTATCTGTTTATGATAGGGGGACTGGCTCCGAACTCTCCCCAATTGATGATAGTTATTTAGAGCAGGTAGCCTACCCCTCCATGACTAATAATAGACCTAGTAATTATGTAATAAATGGTACTGCTTCTAGTGCTGAGATTAGTTTCTACCCCACTCCTGATGCTATTTATAATATTGATGTATTAACAGTAGACCCTCAAGATGAGTTAACAGAGGCTGCTGATACTCTCTCTATAACAGCGATGCCAGTAATTTTAGGTGCGTGGGCGAGAGCTATCTCAGAGCGTGGGGAGGATGGTGGTTCGCTGTCTGATATGGTATTCATGCAGTATCAGCAGGCGTTATCAGATGCCATTGCTCAAGATAGTGGGAGGGTGGTTAGAGAGACTCTCTGGTATTCAGTATGAGTGCAAAGAATCTAACGCCTATTAATTTAAGTAATGTGGGAGTGTTTGGTTTAAACACTCAATCTAATGCTGGTTCTTTACCACCGGAATGGTTAACCAGAGCGGATAACATTGTCTTAGATGCCTCTGGACGGATTACAACTCGTCAGGGGATAAAGCAGTATAGTGAGACTATAGGGAGTAACTCTTCTAATAGTGATATTGTTAGGAGTATTACCGAGTATCGTAAGGCGGATGGTACTTATGAGATGTTTTGTGGGGCGAATGATAAGATTTATAAGTTTGATGAGAGTACGACACCTTGGCAGTTAGATGCTCAAGTATTTGGTGGTACACCTCAAACGATAACAGATGGGAACTGGCAATTTACCAATTTTAATAATCAGCTTTACGGGGTTCAGCGTGGCTTTAAGATGATTAATTATGATGGTACGACATGGAAGGATATAGATGATGTTACCAGTTATGCGGGAACCGCACCACAGGGTAACTGTGTACTGGGTGAGTTTGGTAGGTTATGGGTTGGTGGGGTTACGGGTACGAGAGATGTAGTTTACTACTCTGATACCTTACAGGGTCATATATGGAATGATGTGGGTTTTTGTTCTTTAGGTGCGCTCTACCCAACCGAGACAGAATGTACAAATTGGGGTGGTACTTGGACTGATGTAGGCTCCCAGGGTACGATTGATTTAAAGACGGTGTGGGGTGCGGATGAGATTATTGCTCTTGCTGATTTTGGAGGGAAGCTTGTCATCTTTGGCAAGCGCAATATAGCCCTCTATAATAATCCTTGGGATCCAGTTAATATGGCGTTGGATGAGGTTATAGAGGGGATTGGTTGTATAGCGAGAGATAGTGTGGCTCATGTTGGAGATGATGTAATCTTCCTGTCTAATAGTGGACTCCGCTCCCTCTCCCGCACTGCGGTACAGGATAAGCTACCTCTAACAGATTTAAGTAGAAATGTAAAGGATGATTTAACAGCACAGATAGTAGATAGTAATACTAATACTGATAATATAAAAGGGGAGTATAGTTTGTCTGGGGGTTTTTACCTCCTCTCCCTACCGGATACTGGGGCATCATTCCTGTTTGATTTTAAAATTCCCAATCAGGATGGAACGCCCCGTGTTACATGTTTCTCATTAGCTGATACTAAGGAGCTTACCGCTCTTTATTCCAGACAGAATACTAATATGTATGTTGGTTTAGGGAATACGAAATATGCGGGTAGGGTGGGAAAATTGGAGGGGTATTTTGATCAGGAGATAGAGGATACTACTTCTACTTACGGCACTTCTGGTGCGTGTTCAACAGCAGGTGGAACATGGCAGAATAGCAAGTGTTGGACAACAACAGAGAATACTTATTATGGAACCATGAGAACGACATGGTTGACTTTTGGTAATCCTAGTATAGCTAAACTTTTAAAACGCGCCTTCCTATCTATATATGGGGGGAGGAATGGAACTGCAGAGTTAAAATGGTATAGGGATTATGATTATAATAGTATAGGAACGACAGGCACATTTAGTACAACGCCTCTGAATAGTACGGGAAACGTAACTGTTGTTTTTAAATATGGTAGTGGTACATATAGTAATGCACTATACCCTATTGCTTATGCAGGTACTGCAGGCATGGCGGAGTATAAGAAGAGTTTAGGAAGTAGTGGGAAAGTACTACAGTTTGAATTAACGCAAAAAATTAAGGGTTTTAAAGCCAGCCTACAAAATTTAAATATTGTAGCTAAGATAGGGAAGATACGCTAATGAGTGATTATACAAAAGTAGGAACATGGACTAATGTTGCTAAATCAGGAGCCACTATTTACGCCGCAGATTTTGATGCGGAGTTTACCGCCTTACAAACTGCAATTGCTTCAAAGGCGGATAGCTCCAGTACTAATAATGATGCTGCACAAGTATTTAATGAAAGTGGTGCAGATGTAGATTTCAGAATAGAATCTGCTGATGAGGATTATATGTTCTTTGTAGACGGTGGTGATAATGCTATTACTATTGCTAATCCTGATTTTTTTGGTGCTAGTACTGGTGCGATGTTTAACGAAGATGGAAAACTTATTATAAGTGCTGATACTACCGACTCAAGGAATCTGATTGGTTTTTATAATCCTAATGAAAATGTTGGTAATATTATAACATCGGGTAGTTCTACCTCTTATAGCACTTCATCAGACTATAGATTAAAGGAAAATGTAGTAAATATGACTGATGCTATAACTCGTTTAAAAACATTACAGCCTAGAAGATTTAATTTCATAGCAGATGCAGATACAACATTAGATGGTTTTGTTGCACATGAAGTAACAGCAGTACCAGAATCAATAATAGGTGAAAAAGATGCTATGATTGATGAGGAGGTGTTATACACACAAGCTGATGAAGATAAGAATGAAATACCAGAAGGAAAAATTATTGGTGATGTAAAAGAAGCAGCTAGAATAAACGCACAAGGTATAGATCTAAGTAAACTCGTACCTCTATTGGTAGGAGCATTACAAGAGGCAATCACAAGAATTGAAACATTAGAAAACGCATAGGAGTAACGCATGGCATTAACACAAGTAACAAGCGGTGGTGGCACAGGGGATGCTGGATCAAGCTCAAGTAGTACGGTGGGTACTGCAGGTATTGTAATCGCTTGGGAATATAAATAGGAGAGAGGGTATTATGGATTTGACGACACTACTTGGTGGGGATTTGATGAGATGGCTGCAATTGTTCATGTTCGGTCAGAAACTTCAACAGGATAGAAGAGAGGAAGAGAGGGCAGAGGAGGATGATAAACGAGTAGAGG